CGACGATACTGATCGCTAAAGACCCTGGCTCTGGTTCCGCGAAGCTACAGAAAGCGATTGACAAGGGCATTCCTGTTATGAGCATTGCGGAGTTCAAGAGCAAATACAAACTGGAGTGATTATGCTCTCTTTGCCTTGTACGTTCGACTACTGGCGTAACTATAAGCCACTGGCTCCGAACCTGACAGTGCGGGTGCGTAACTCAGGTGAAACTGAGATAACACTCGAAAAGATCTTACAGGGCGCTCGTGATGAGGTGACACTGCATAGCCCGACTGAGGGTGTGCTTGATAAGGTGCCAGCTCAAAGAGGTTGGCGCCTTTCTGCTATTAAGGTCAATGACCCTATGGTAGGCACTGTGCGGCTAAACACTTTCAACGAAGCGTTTATCTACAGTCCGAGAAGTGGTTACGTTGGTGCTGACTGCTTCTCCTACATCCTGACTAACGGTACGCAACAGTCTGACTCAGGAACGATTACCCTTGATGTTTATCAGTGGTACACGTACCAGATTCTGCTTTACCGATTGAACACGCAGAAGACATACCACCGTTTCACTGCGAAGCCGTTCATGAAGTATGCTGCTGGTCAGGAGACTTTGGAGCCTGTTAAGTTTGCGCAGATAAACTGGTACTACAATCAGTACCGCGCAGAGACAGACAGCAAAGGTGTAACACGTATCTACAAGCGACGTGTACCTCTTCAATCAACCGTTGCGGATTACACGTCCTACTATAACCGTCAGACGTATGCGCCGACCGTGATTAATACTGCGGAAGAAATTCGTGCGTACACTTACTTTGACGACTCTCTTGGTGCGGGCTTTGATGGAGACTTCTCCAGTCCGTTCGTACCGAAGAACTCACAAGGCGACATTGAACTGGAGATTAGACTCTACACTGAGGAGAAAACAGTTTGGAGTCCTTCATTGATGCGAACCATAACGCAAGTCGACCTTGACCTGCCACTTATTCTTGACTATCGCCTGTCTGATATTTACGGCAAGCAGTGGTGGGATAGCGGCAACATTTTAGTATAACCCAAATGAGGCATGTATGAGAATCTGCGTAGCGGCTATTTGCCGTAATGAAGAAAAGAACATCGGTGAGTGGTTGAAGCACGTTGCTGGTGCTGATGCAATCAGTATCGTTGACACTGGTAGCGAAGACCAAACCACAAACATCATCTCGGCGTTCACGCACCCTAACCTGTATCATGTGTTCGACGTATCAGAGGAACGCAATCTAGGTGCGAGTCGTGAACTGGCCGCTACGCCGTTCTCCGAGGACGACCTCGTTGTGTGGCTTGACATTGACGAACGTTTCGATGACCCTAATTGGGTTGAGACACTTCGCAATACCAAACACATCAAACATGCCGAAGCTGTTTGGATTATGATGCGTAACGGTGACAGTCATTACCAGCAGATGAAAGCGTATCGTCGTCGCTCTTACTTCTGGAAGTATCGTGCGCATGAAGTCCTGTCGTCTCGCAAACCCGATCAGCGTCTGCGTACTGTAGAGGCAACGTTCGCAACTGACCACTACCCTGACAACACAAAGCCGCGCGGTTATCTGCTTGAGCTTGGTCTGGACGTGGGTGATTATCCACATGATGATCGTTGCAGTTTCTACTATGCGCGTGAACTCTGCTATGCCGTGTGCTACGGTGATCGTGCTGACCTGCTTGATGATGCTCGTCGTGAAGTAGATCGCCTCGCTGGCATTGCTCGCTGGGCTGACTATGTGGCTATCGCTAATATTGAACTGGCGAAAGCGACATTCAAACAGGGATTCACTCAGGAGTCTATCTTTGCGTGTTACCGCGCGATTGCATTCCGCCCTGATCGCGTTGAGTGCTACGGTATGCTCGCTGACATTTTCTATCGCCACAACGATATGATGAATGCGGTGGGCATGGCCATTCAAGGCATCGAAGCGACCAAGCAGAATCCAAAAAGTTTCTTGTTTGACCAGACCTCTATTAATTTAGACCTATGTTACGAAACAGCTTATTGGGGCTGTCGTAATCTCGGTATGGTTGAACCTGCTCTCAACTACCTTGCTCAACTTACCATGCACCGTGGTGAAGATTTGGGTGAAGCAATTCAGAACTCTGGTTTGCTTGCTTACATGCAGCAGCCTGCTACTCAGGAACAAACAAATGACAGTAAAGCGATTGGTGAGATCGACGTCGGGAGTACGCCGACTGGAGAAAACGCCTCAACAGGGGATAGTGAGCAGCGCGGAGCTGACGACTATCAAGTTAGGCGAGTCGTTGACGGCAGCGAACAAAGCCAGCCTGATTAACGCTTTCGAATTGGCCGCGCGTAAAAAGCTCGGCCAGCCTATTAAGCCGGAAGATATTCTGAGCGTGGCGAAACGTACTGTTGTTCCTGCCATCGCTGCGCGTATCTACACAGAGATTGCTAACTCGACCGAGAAGCAGACGTTCATGACTCTTGCGCGTCTGGCTATCGGCCTGTCTGAAATCTACTGTAAGAAGGCTGGCCTGACTGCTGGTTCACAAGGCACTCAGATGCCTGTGATCTTAGGCGGCTACTTCCTTAATCGTGTGCTGGAAGACAGCTCCAGCACTATCGCACAAATCAACGCAATCGAACTTCCTATTGAGCAGAAGTTTGCCGCGCTGTTTGAATCTTTCTGGGGTTCGCTTGATGTTGAAGCAATCAAAGAAAAGATGATGCCACGTTCTGAGTCATCGTCGCGTGTGACCTTCAAAACGCTCAAGGCCTCTGACATTTATAAAGGCACTGAGCAGGTCAGTTATGCGATTAACGCTGGTGGGCGTGTGTGCGGTAAGATTGCGTGGGACAAAGCCTGTGGTGAATGCTCTGATAAATCCACTGGCTGGGTAGTGACGCTGTTTGATGGATTCAATGAAGCTGCCTATCGTTCTGGCCGCAGTCAGAATCCTCATGAGCCGTTCACTGCCGTCCACAAAGGTGAAGTCAAACTTCATAACCCGACGCGTATGACTCTGGCTCTCGCTAAGTCGTGGGCGCGTGGTGCGCTGCGAGGTTAACATGCCGCAATTCTCTTTTGCCTACAACATAGGCGACATTGTTTCTTTCGAAATTCCTTCGGAGCTGTGTTCGCCGTGTATTTTGCGTGGCACTATCAACTCTATCCTTATCGGTAAGGAAGAGGCGATCTATATGATAAGCAGCCGCTACGCCCAGCACCCTGTTTGTGAATCTGCTATAGTTAAACCGATATTCAGCACGAAGTCCTTTGATGTGTTCTACCCAGGCGTCGAAGTATTAGTGAAGACAAAAGAAGGCTTCGAAATTCCCGCATTTGTCGAAAGTGCAGTAATTTCTAATGGCCGCTTACGTTACTGGCTGAACAGCGTTAATGGCCTCGACTGCTTCCAAGCAGATGAAGGTCAGGTGCGTTTAACCAATACGCAGAGCAATATCGACAAATTCCAATAGGGAGTACACGATGGACCAGTCCATTCGCTCCGAGTCGTTTGATACCTCGGACATGGGCCTCGTCGGACTGAACGCGATTGATATGCACAAGGAAGATGTTAGCCGTACAGCTAAGTCTATCCGTGTGGATGCGTCGCGTTTCGGTATTGAGACAGGCTCTTTTAATCTTGACGTGAACGTGTGGCTGCCTAAAGCGGCTGAGATGTATAACACGTCACGCAACATCCGCGACTACATCATCGTGCCTGTTCCGGTAAACATCACTGAATTGCCGAACACGAATGGTGATGCGTTTAGCCTGCAGGAGTGGTTAACGTTCAACCCTGACCAGGGCCGTCTTGCATATCAGACGTTCATTGGTAAGCCGACGTTTATCGAACACAACAACAAAGACTACCGCCAAGCCATGGGCATGATCTTCGACAGTAACTTGTCTAAGCTCAAGAACTTCCGTGGTGATCATGCGCGTCTGACGTTGCTGCTGGCCTTCGACCGTTCTCGTTGCCCTGAGCGCTGTGATCGTATCATGAGCGGTGAACTGAACACGTACAGCAAAGGCACAACCTACCGTGCGTATAAGTGCAGTATCTGTGGTCAGTTGGTTACGCCTAAACATCGTAACTTCTGTTCGCATACGGCGTTCAACAAACCAACGTATCTTGATGCGCGTACTGGCCGATTGGTCTATCGTGATTGCAAGATGCTGACAGGCTTTGAGTGCAGTAGCGTGGACGACCCAGCGTTCGCGTGTGCTGCAACATACAAAGAACATCTGTTAAGGATGGCCTGATGTCACAAGGTTTAGCAATAGCTGACTATTCGTACTATCGCTATCTCGGTCAGGCGGCAATGATCTCAAACGGAGTCCACATGGAACCGCGCGAGGTCATTGGCCTTCTCAAAGTGAACAGCGACCTGTACTACATAGCCCATCCTAAATACGATCAGGCATATGCAATCAGTGGAGAAGACGGTGACAAGCTCATTCAGAACAGTCGCCCATTCACTGCAAAACCTGATGCGCTCTTTAAGCCTGGCTTTGACTTCACTCCTTATGAGGAGAAGCAGAAGAAGCCTGCGCCACCAGCACCAAAACCCAAACCAGTTTCTATTAAGAAAAAGCCTGCACCAGAACCTGAGCCGGAAGCACCTGTTGAGGACTCTGCTGAGGAAGACACACCTGATTCATTAAAGGCTATTCAGCGCCGTGTTGGCGATATGCCTGATTTTGGTAATTTCAAACCACTGCAATATGCCTCAGCAATTTATCCGGGTGGTACGCCAAACAACTACGCCACCAAGCCTGTTAAGAAGTGCGGTAAAGTGCATCTTGAAATAATGGGTATGGATGACCTGCGTGTGCCTGGCGTTACGCTTGAGAAGAACGGCGTTAGTCCTCCTGATTATGTTCTTAAAGACATTCAGGAAAACGTCATGCCTGGCATTGGTCTGAACATAGCACTGCCATTCAAACGTCTGTATGTTGGCCTGTTAAAAGCTAACTCGGATAGTGGTGGTAGCCATATCGCAACGTATCGCGTACACGGCTTCCTGTATGGCGCTATTTCAATCCATCCTGCGCAGTTGGTGCATCTACTTGGTGGCTATAATAGTCTGAGTATGGCTCACGTTATTACTCACGAACTGGCCCATTTTGTGGACCATACGATGATTCGTAACGTTGACCGCATGAAGTTCGATCAGGCTATCAAGGGCAAGAAAATCCATCCAGATTCGCTTAACGCGCGAACCATTAGTTCGGTACCCGCCGAGCACTTCGCAACGCTTGCGGAGCTGATGGTTTGGGGATATAGTCTGCGCAACGTATATACCTTAAATGGTGTTGAAATTGTCTCGAAATACTTCGAAAACAGATATATTCCTCAAACTGACATTGATAGCAGAAAAATTTAAAAATACCTGAATTTTTTCTGCATATTTTAATTTCAACCTGTCGATTCAACGACTAAATTCTATGAGGGTTTTAACCATGCCAAAGATTACCCAACTCGCGGGTATCCTGTGTGTCGGTCAAAACCATAATCAGGCAGTAGAGAATTTTCGCCGCACTGCAACCGGTCAGAACCTGATGATTTATGGTTCTACTGAAGGTGTAGGCTTTGCTTCGCAAAGTGGCGCTGACCTCTACAATCCGAACGGCGGTGAAGAACTGCTGGTGGAGCATCCTGATTTGGTTGAGAAAGCCGAAGTCCAGTCGCAGTCTTCTGCTGGTGATGTGAAAGCTCATTACACCATCTGTCTTGATGGTTGTGGTAGCCACGTTATCTCTGATTCTGCCGCGCTGGTTCAGGGCTGCTGCCCATCGTGCTCTGCTGACCTGTCCGAAATCACCGACGAACGTGTTACTCAGTTCCTGGCCGAATCCGCTTCTGCTGACGAACAGATTGAACACGCTGGTCTGGTTGCTACCGGCGAGACTGCCGAAGCTGCACAACGCAACTTCGCTCTGGCTCTGAGCAACGCACACGCGTTTACCGCACTGTCTGGTACTGGTAGCTTCAACGCTGCTACTACCGTAAACTTCGACCCGTACACCGGCCAGGCCGTTGAGAACTGCGAAGCGCAGGAAGCTCCAGAAGCTATCACTGCTCTGTCCAGCAACGCGGCCAATGGCGAAGTCGAAGCGCACATCTATAGCTGCTCCGCTAACTGCGAACAGCCGTTCACTGTAAGCTCTGATGAAGAGCCTGTGTTCTGTGCGCATTGTTCTGCCGCGCTGGTCGACGAGCCGATTGCATCCCAATCTGGCGACGACGATAGCGACATTGATATTATCGAAGAAGAAGACCTCGAGGACGAAGATGATTCGTCTGATGACGAGGACGAAGACTTCGACTCTGAATCGTCTAACGATGATGAAGATGATATTGATGACGAAGACGACCTCGACGATGAAGATCTGGATGAAGACGATCTGGACGACATTGACGATGAAGATCTGGAAGATGACGAAGACCTGGACGACCTCGAAGAAGAAGACGAGGACGAGGACTTCGATTCAGAATCCAGCTCTGACGACGATCTCGACGAAGAAGACGACATTGACGAGGACGATGAAGACCTCGATGATGAAGACCTCGACGACGAGGAAGAACTGGAAGAAGATGATCTCGACGTCGATGACGAAGATGATTTTGATTCTGAAAGCAAATCCGTCAGCCGCGTCTTCAACAGCCTGTCCACTGCGCAAGCACAACACGGCACGCTTGACCCTCAGCTGGTTAGCCTGAGCCGCGCTGTTGGTAAGCTCGACACTGTACATATGTACTATGACGGCCAGCCGATTGCTCGCGCAACATTCGCTTCTGTGTCTGGTGCAGTTGGCGAAGAAAACGCTGCGAAATCTTTCGCATCTGATAATTTCATCCGTGCAGTATCACACTCGCTTAACAGCGCTGGCGTGACCGGTACTTGTGAAGCATTCGGCTTTATGCCGTATCAGATCGAAATGCCGGTAGATGCACTGCTGGTGGCAGAATCTGACGCACGTATTAGCGAAGCTACTGCGAACGTTACGGGCACTATCGAAGAAGCGACCTCAGCTTACACTGATCGTTTCGTCGCTGCTCTGTCTGCATCCCAGCTGGGCGTTACCAAAAACTTCTGGGGTGATGTGCGTAACCCAATCGTCGAAAGCCTGGTTAGCTCGCTGTCCGCAGCAGGCATCAAAGAACCACGCGCTGTAGTAGAACGCGCATTCATCGCCCACGGCAAAGACTTCCTGACGACCGCGCTGTCAAAAGCGATGGACCTGATGAATAAGTCCGAAGTCGCGCAGAACGAAATCTCTGAGTCTATCGACGCGGCTGCTGGTACTGTTACCGCAGAACGTGCTCCAGTTGTTCAACAGCAAGTTGTAGCCGCGCAGCCTAAAGCTCCGGTCAACGCCGCTGAACTGCTGACTCAGAGCGACGTACCTGTTCAATCCCAGAGTTCAGCTTCCACTGGCTCATTCGAAGATAAGCTGTCCCGTCTGCGCCGCATGTAATTGCGGCCTGCACGACAGTTAATTTTTAATCTCTCTTATTGGAGAAACATCATGCTGTTTCAAAATGCTACCGATATCGTACAGACCCAGGAAGCTGACCTGCTGCCGGGCGAAGTAATCCACGAAGAAGGCGTTGCACTGGTTTGGGCCCGCGAAGGCGGTCACTCTTACCTGCGTCTGTCTACTGGCGCTGCCGAAGAAGTCTTCGCTGGCTTCGCACTGGCTCGCTCTATGCCTCCTTCGCACATGAACCGCGTGGAAGAGTTCGTTATTGACTCTACCAAAAAGTTCACTGCATCTCGCGTACCGACCGCTGGCGCTATGCTGGTTAAAGTCGACGGCGCTAAAGCCGAGCAGGAAGCTACCGCTTCTGCCTCTGCTGCCGGTAAAGTTGGTGTGCAGGGCGCTGACCTGTACTTCCACGCTGACGACGTAGGTAAGAAAGTTCGCATCCAGTATGGTTACGAGCTGACTGTTACCGAAGCGCGTTCTTACACTGCTGACGCCCCTATCGGCGGCCTGGCTTCTAACATCGCTGGTCGTATCGGTTATATCAAACTGGGTAACATCGCTACCTCTATGTTTGACCCGACTGCTGACTGGTCTGCTGACAACGTGATGCACCCGAGCCTGGGTCCGGACGGCCTGCTGACTATCGGCGGTGCTGGTACCGAGCTGAAAGGCTGCATCATCAAAGAAGCGCCTACTTCTGAGCGCGGCTTCCTTGTCATCGAAATGTCTTCCTCTTACGGCGCCTAATCGTCGCGCACCGTAACTGTTTGAACTGAAACTACGAGATTATTCTCAGGAGCAACTAATGAACAATTCCTTAATGCGCGGCGCTAAAGTAACTCTGCGTAACGGTGCCCCAATCGAAGACCTGCGCTTCGGTGGTAAAGGCGATCTGGCTCTGAGTGAGAGCACCGGCGAAATCAACGCCTACTCGAACAAAGACCTCCTGCGTAACATCAGCCGTCTGATGGAAGAAGCTGCCAACGGCAACATCGTTCACTCACACTCCGGCGCTCAGAACGGTCTGACCGACGCTGAGAAAGTTGAGCTGATTCAGGAAGCTGTTGCTGATAGCAGCGGCGAGAAGTGGGCTTCTCTGGGTGCTTCTATCGTTGCATCTATCGAAGACCGTGCTGAACGTGCGGGCCTGCTGCGCAAAGTTTGTAAAGGCGCTACCGTTCGTCAGGGCGACATTGCTCGTATCGAACTGAAAATCCACCAGGCAGAAGCTGTAATCGCGACCGGTCCTACTGACTTCGGTTACCGTCAATTCCGCGGCCGTGTTTACACGCCTGCTGAGTTCGAACTGAAATCTAACATTCGTGTTAGCAAAATGGACCTGGACCAAATCAACGGCGATCTGCTGGACCGCGCTCAACAGGACGGCCTGTCTTCTATCATGGTTGCAGAAGACCGTCTGTGGAAACGCGCTTGTGACCAGGCAGTCGGTGTTGCTAACCCGATCACCTGGGTTCACGGTGACCTGACTCCGCGTCTGCTGTCTACTCTGAAAAATTCTGTGTCTTCATGGCCGCTGCCTGTTAGCACCGCTGTGATGGCGCAGGACTACTGGAACGATATCGTTGGTAACGATCAGTTCTCCTCTGCTCTGGACCCGGTAAGCAAATACGACCTGATCACCACTGGTCGCCTGGGTACCCTGCTGGGTATGGAACTGGTAACTGACGGCTTCCGCGCTCCGGAACACCGCGTACTGCACGACGGCGAACTGTACGTTCTGGCCGACCAGGACTACCACGCAGTGTACACCACTCGTGGCGGCACCCAGTCTACCCCGACTTCCGGTGCGAACCAGGGTAACACCGACCGCGGCTGGCTGCTGTCTAGCACCTTCTCCTTCACTCTGGCGAACGTGCGCTCTGTAGCTAAAGCTGTTCGTGGTTAACGATTGATTGCCGAGGGTGGCTTATGCTGCCCTCACTACTGAGGACCAAGCATGAAGACTTTATCTGGTTCCTTAGCTGCACTGGCAATCGTCGCGGCGCGTGAAGGACAGTGGACTGACGTTGCGCGTTTGCTCTCGCAAGCTGCGTATGCGCCGGACGCTGAGGACTTTCTCGAATGCGAACTCGCGGATAACTTCCAGGCTTCTTGCTTGGTAAACTCTGTGAGCAACGCGTCTGGACTGAACGAATCCGTCGCTGCGTTATCCGCTGCTTTAGAGCTTAATGCCGAGGAAGAAACAGCCGTGTCGTTGTGCGACGACGAAGTTATCAGCCTTAACTCTGATAGCGACGAAGAAGACGAATTTGAGGACGAGCTTAGTGATGAAGAAGAGGACGATGCAGATGATGCAATCGAATCCGATTCATCCGCCCCTTCCTCATTGATTCGTTTACGACTCGACTAACACCCGATTAAGGGTAACCAAAAGGGTGGCTTCGGCCGCCCTTTTTTCGTATCTGGAGCAAGAAAATGAGCGCTAACCTTGCAGGTATGCTCAAGAACAGTACGTCACTGAAAGCTACCTTGTTTGGCTTTCAACGTCAGTTCCGCCAAGGGTTCAACTTAAAGCGTTTTGTTTGGTCTGTGCATAACAACCCGAAACAGGGTATTCGTGCAACGAACAATCAAAGCACTGACTATCCGTATGGATGGTTCAAGTTGCCTACAATGGCATTCAACCGTGACGAGTCTGTTCCGATCAAGAACATTGCACGACACGGCTCAGGCTGGGCATTAGGCAACGATGATACTAACGCCATCGTTGTGACGAACTACTACTTTCCTGTGACACTCACTGGTTCGTTGTTCGTTAAGTTCATGAACATCGACGATGCCTTGCTGTTTGTGCAGCAGGCTCTTATCGCAGGCCTGACTGATCTCATGAGCTTCTCTATCGAGATGCCTACCGCCAAATGGACTGTGCGTGTTAAACTCGATGACTCTATCCCTCTGCCTAACATTGATGACCTCGATGACGGCAGCACACCAGGTAGCTTCGAGCTTGAGATCCCAATTACGATTCATACCAAGATTGGTTTTAATATGGAGCAGGCGAAGATCAACAACTACGGTGAAATCACTGATAACGTTGAGATCGATATGGACTTAGGTCCTCGCGCCAACGCTGTCGAAGACGAGGAGGAAGTAGACTAATGTACACACGCGAGAAGTATCGTAAGCTGGATCGTACTCTGGTCATTGATAGTCGTGTACGTGCTGTCACTTCTAACCAGAACTCTATCCTAAAACGACAATCACACGCTGTGGGTATTCCCCTCTGTGGTGAATATCAGATGCAGAGTATCATCGTCGGCCCTAAAGGATATGCGCTGCCTGAGATTAAAGGTCTGCTGTACATTGATACCGCAGAGCCTATCATTCTCCAGTTCGCTGGTGGTCAAATGATTATCGAAGGGCAATTCACCCTGACAGGAAAGATGGCACAATCCGTTCTGGTAAGTGACGTGGATCAGCGAGTTAATCTGGTTTGCTATTGAGTTCTCGCTAATTTCATACAGTCGTTACACGATGCCCATTCTTATGGAGATTCACGATGTTACAACCTAATCACCCCTCTCCGGGGGTCTATTCGCAGGAGAATGATCGCAGCAACCAAGCGTCACTTGTGCAGTACGGCATGTGTACTCTGGTTCTGCCATTCCCTCGCGGACCTGTGGGTGTTAACACAACTGTTACCTCTAAGGATGAGATCGACGCAATTTTTGGTCCAGCAACGGGGCAGTACGCTAACAACGTCCAGAACGCAAAACTTCTGATGACGAAAGCAACCAAGCTGAACATTACGCGTGTCGCTCTCTCCGTGAAATACGCAGGTGTGTATATCACAACTTATAACAACTTCGCCACCTGCCGCCCTCTGGGTGACGCTGGACTTGTAGACCCTGAGCAGATTGCCTTCTCTGATCGTGATATTTGTTTGGTCTATGCAATGTCTCAGTACGCAGCGGCGAACGATATGTACATCACGTTTGAACCTGACGTGACTGATGCGCTGGGCATTAAGTCCATCATCAAAGTGTACCGTATCGGTTATCTGACTCCTCTTGAGTCTCATACCGTGACTACGCGCTACTACAAAGACGAAGCGGGCAATCAGTTCTTCCTCGAAGACGTGATCAACGTTAACTCCAAGTACATCCGCGTTAAGCTGAACGAAAACCACTATAAGCTGCTGGAAGACCCGAACTATGTGGTTATCAACTCCATCGGCGGTGGCCCGGCTGACCCAACGAACCCGACTGCTCCTAATGGTCAGTTCACTGGCGGTAGCGACGGCGCTGTTATCGACGTAGATCATTCTGATGCGACTATCGCTAACCAGAGTCTGTCTGCTGTGTTGACTGCGTGGGATAACTACCGAGACTGGGAAGACGTTCAGGCAGGCATTCTGTGTGCTGGTGGCCTTGAGCATCCTGTGATTGCGAACAAGATCGATGAACTGGCTGAGAGCCGCATGGACTGTATCGCTACTCACGGCGTCCCTGTCAGCCTGCAAGCGCGTGACAATGCTGTGGCGTATCGCCGTGGCAACAAACCGTATCAGCAAGCAGAGTTCTCCATCATTGGTTCTTGGTCGGCTATCTCGAATGCTGACGTTAAGGCCCGTGACAACGACAATGCGCGTGACTACTACGTGCCTGCATCTGTCTGTATGGCATACTGCATGTTGACTGCCGACCAAGTAGCATCGTGGTTAGCACCAGGCGGTCTGAATCGTGGTAAGCTGGACTTCGCTACTGACGTGCGCTATCGCTTTAAACAAGGCGACCGCGACGTTCTGGTAGACAACCAGATTAACCCGATTGCTGTATTCGACGGCGAAGGCATCTTCATGTGGGGTGCTGATACAACGTACACCACTAAGAGCCCGCTGCAGGATATCGGTATTCGTCGCCTGTTGGCAATGCTTCATGCTTCTGCTCGTGCAAACAACCTGAGTGCCGTGTTCGAACCGAACGATGACATTCTGAAACAGCGCCAGAAGTCTGCGATGGAAGCAATCCTCGAACCGATTAAGACCGGTCGTGGTTTGCGTTGGTATGCAGTCCAGTGTGACTACAAGAACAACACCGCAGAAGACGAAGCGCGTGGCGATCTGATCATCGACGTGTTCCTTGACCCGACTCGCTACACTAAACGCATTCACGTAACTGCTATCGTACCGCCTGTCGGTGATATTCAGTACGCGCTGCAACTGATTAACTCTGGTGCACTCTAAGGAGCTTTTAGATGCCAAAGGTAACTCTTGACGAATTTGCGTCTACGAAAGATCCGTTACTCGATGACAACTTCGAGTTCCTGATCCCTAACCCGCCTGTCGGTGGTACGGACTATGCGCGTACTCTGCGTCTGTTCTGTAAGACTGGCGTTAAGCCTGGTTCAACGCTCGAAGAAGTTCTGAAAGAAGCGTTCGGCCACCAGCTTAACTACGCTGGCCGTAAGATCTTCTCTCACGCTCTGTCCACTGAGTACAACGAAAACTCAGAGATGGCCGTGTACAAACAACTGGAAGAGTGGCACCAGTTTGTGCGTAACACTCAAACCCAGCTGGGCGCACGTAAGGCAGACTACGCAACGAAAGGAATCTTCCGTATCTTCGATATGGACGGTTCTGTAGTTGCTGAGTACAACATCTACGGTGTGTGGCCGAAACAGGTTCCTGATTTGCAGTTCTCTGGTGCTGCACAGGCTGTTCCGGTATCAATCGAATGGTCCTTCGACTACGCCGAACTCGCATCGTAAGAAACACAAGGGCCAAGATTCGTTCTGGCCCTTTTTCGTTTTGGAGAGACTATGCTTATTCTACTGAGCGAAAGCGCACGTAAGACACCTGCCGTAGGTATTCAAGACTGCGACTGGTATCGCTTCGAAGGTAAGCGCAAGGTAAGCATTGAGAACAAGGAGCATGAAGCCGATATCGAGGAAAAAGATGTATTCGGTATCTTGGCTGCAAAGCGCAACAAGTTCTATGTGCTGCATAAGGATGACCCGTCAGTAGTGTTTGAAGTCGATGCGCCTACAGCACGTTCGTTGCTTGGCCGCAGTCGTCCGTTCACTGGTACAGTGTCCGGCATTCGCATTAAGAAGGCGAGTGACAAGAATACTCCAGCGCGTGAGAAACTTCCTGCTGCACCGAAAGAACCACAACCAAAGAAACCATTCAAAGCTGTTCCTGGCTCTAAAGCAGAGAACACGAAGCTGACTCAAGAGCTACGTAAGGCCAAGTTTAAGAACGCTGGTCGTATTGAGTTCCTTGCTCGAATCCCAATGCCAACTGGCGGAACGTATAACTACTACGACGCGTCAGAAACGTTTGATGGCTACAAAGCCAATCAGCGTGACAAGTGGGAAACGGACTACGAGAAAGCAGTCGTTAAGCAGATTGAGAGTGGTGGCTATCTGGTTGGTGCTACGTTCCTCAAGTTCGACGATGCCGTTAGGCCTGTGCTTGTTATTGTAGAGGACTAATCATGCCGCTGCCGACGCTTGATGACCTGAATGATTCTTCTGCTCCTGGCCTTGACGATCCCTTCATGCAAGACAAGTGGCGTGTGCGAGAATTTCCTGTTATTGGTAATATATCGTTAAGCCCGTTCGCGTGTGAAGAAGTAGACTTGCCATTCTCCGTCTATCAATCGAAATCAAAAGAAGTGGCCACGGTGCAAATCAACTGGCCACATGGTTCGAGCGTTGACGGATTCAGTCTGCTATTTGGTATCGACCAGAAGCTCGCAGTGATGAAATATTTCAATGCGTGGCAGAGTCTGATTCAGAATCCGTACACGGGTGGCTTCCGTCTGCCGTCTGTGTATAAGAAAAACCTTATCATTGAGCTATACGACAACCAAGGGCAAATGGTTGGCGAACAACAGCTACGCAACTGCTGGCCTATCGGTGGTCAAAGCATTCAGCTTAACGGCACCGGCGGTAGAGGCATGTGGTCTGTGCAAATGGCTCTTGATGTTTCCCGACCAATGATGTGAGATAACAACTATGGAAATTCAAACAGCGAGTTTACCTTCTCGTGGCTATAAGGCTGAACTGCCTACAGCTTTTGAGATGCGTCGTTTCGGCGGTAAAGAGAACCGTGCTATTGCTAAGGCTATTGATGCAAAGGATATGAAGTACATCCTGCTCGATGCTCTGGCGCCGTGTCTCAATATCAAACTCGAAGAACTGACCGTGCCTGATGCGTTTGCTTTGGTCTTCCAGCAGCGTATGTGGATGAACACTGTTATGCCACTGCGTACATACTGGAACTGCAAGAAGCCGCTGTTTGAATATTCCGACGGCATTGTGAATGAGTTGCGTCCTGAAGGTGGCGTTA